CGTCGGTCGTGCCGACCATGTCGGCTGTATGCCAGAACCGCGTGAGGTGGAAATCGACGCCGGCGCATGCGTTGACCAGACGGATGTCGGCGCGATCCTTGTACAGCTCGAACAGCTTCAGGAACGCCGCGGGCTCCGGCTCGACCAGGACCCCGCCCCAACCGCGCTCGATCAGCGCGCGGGTGTTGGAGAACGTCGTACCATCGTAGGCACCGATGTCGAGGACGCTACCGCGCGGCTGGTCAGCGAACAGCTCCAAAAGCAGCTCGTCCTCCCTATTCTGGGAGAAGGTCACTGCCCGGGAACCCTGCCGCCTTACGGCGTTCGAATGTCGCCTGATCGTCCGCGTAGGCCGCATAGGCCTTGGCGGCGTGCGGAGGTGGTCGATTGCCCATCCGCAGGAAGTGATTGTGCAGGTGCTTGATGTCGGGGTCCCAGAACATCACCCCGTGCATCTCGGCCACCTCGGCGAGTTCCTGGTCCGCGAAGCAGTGCGTGTACTCCTGCCAGAGCGGGCCCTGGCCCTCGTAGGCGCGGAGGCACCACTCGCGGCCAAGGAACGGGCTGCCGGCCACGCGCTCGGACTGCGGCGTGTCGCTGGTCGGCAGACGCCATCGATCGCCTGTCGGCTGCAGGACGAACAGCGTTCCGCCGAAGCGCTTCACCAAGACCTCGACGATCTCCTTCGCCGTCCGCTTCTGGTCGGGCCACATGTCGTCGCCCGCTGCGACGACCGCCATGCACTCGTGATCGTTCGCCAGGATGTTGTGCACCAGTCGGTTCACGCTGCTGGCGTAGCCCGGGTAGGATGGCTGCTCAATCCCAAAATCAACAGGGAGCTTGTCGATCCTCTCGCGGTCCTCGCAGGCGATCGCCGTGCCGTAGCCCATTTGCTTCCACGCCGCGACGCAGAGCTTCGCCTGCGCCAACGGCGCGGCCGACGGCATGGCCATCCAGGCTTTCACTCAGCGTATCCAGGTAGATCCGTGGCCATCAGCACCGGCAGACGAAGCGTATCGGCGATCGCATGGGCGAGGCTGAGCGCGATATCCTCCACGGTTTCTTCCTCGTCGCCAGCACCGAATGTTGCCGGGTTTGACGTCCATTGCGTCACGGTGCCTTGGTCGTCGTAGTGCACCTCGTGCAGTTGCTTTGCCCCGTTCGGGAACTGGATGCTCCGATAATTCCAAGCCGCCACGCTTCAGAACTCCATCGAATCCATCAGCTTGCCCGTCACCTTCTGTGGCGTGACGTGGCCCAGTTCGATCCACGGATCGGCGATCACCGGGACGCCGGCCGCCCACATCCGATCGCAGAAGAAAAAGTCCTCGGTCGGCATCCATCCAGCCTCCGCGCGCATCTGGAAGAAGGCGTAGTGGAACGGTCGCAGCTTCTCGTCGATCTCCTCGTGCTCGAGCCACAGGTCGCGATGGGCTTCCATCAACCGCTCGATGGCATCGCGGCGGACCAGCATGAAGCACGCCCCGATGCGCGGCACCGCCATGAGCCCGGTCGTGGGATCGTAGCCGGTCTGGACCCGGCCCGTGCCCTGCCCGGCGAGGCCGACCTGGAACTTACCGGTGGTGCGCAGCGCGGCAGCGGCGGCGACGAACGGCACGTCGTGCTCCAGCATCCGGATGACCGCCTCGACGTTCCAGGTCATGTCGCCATCCATCATCAGGAGATGCGAGCAGTCCATCGCCATGAACTGGGCGACCAGGCGGTTGCGCGCGTGGGCGATGCTGGCGCAGTCAAAGATGCCGGTGATGAAGGTCGGGCCGTCGAGCGTGAGCCGGAGGTAGGTCTGCGCCATGCAGAAGGCGGTCTCTGGCCGGCACCCCCGCCACGGGCAGGCGATCAACACGCGCGGCGGCTCAGCCATCGGCCTTCCTCTCGATCCCGCGCCGGAGCTTGCGGCGGTGGATTTCCTGGCGGCTCACGCCCATCGCGGCGCCGATCACCGGGTAGGGATAGCCGCGCTCAATGCAGTCGGCGAACGCTTGGTCCATCAGGCGCTTGGCCTCACGAAAGCGCTCGGCCGCCTCGGTCAGCTTCTCGATGCAGGGGTCATGCTTGGTCATCGATGGGCAATGTAGCCCGCCGTTGACGCCACGTCAATTGTCGCTGACGTAGGCCGTGGCCTGCTCCTTGGTGAGCCACCCGTCGGCCGGAACGACCCGGTTGCCCGCGCCATCGACCACGCTGAAGCGTCCGAAGCCGTGCGACTTGATAGCGAGGCCCGTGGGCTCGGACGGCGCGTCGGACGAAGCGTCGAGCTGAGACTCTGCAGGCGGCGCTTCCGGAGCCGGATGCGGCGCCGCGCTCTCGTCCTGCGTCCTGGGCGCGCCGCCCTCGTCGAGCACCATCGCGATGAACCCTGTGCGGTAGAGCTTCGCCGCCAGCAGGTCGTCGCAGGGCGGCCGCAGCGCCTTGCGATCCAGCGGCGCGTTCAGGTCCGCCGGGACCTCGACGTAGCCAACCTCCTCGTTGCCCCACTTCATCTTGCGGATCGCGACGTAGTCGGCCCGCGGGTCGAACGTCGGACGGTGGTAGAAGCCGTGCGTCGTCTGCAGCGTCATCGCTGACCTCCAAAAGAGAACGGAGCCTTTGCGGCTCCGTTCTCGCTCAATCGGAGGCGCTCGTCTAGCCGAGGACGTCGGGGATGAAGTAGCCCATGTCGGCTGCGATCTGCTTGACGTCGATCGCCATCTCGATCTCGATTCGGTCAGACTTGAGCTCGCGCATCGGGAAGCTCGCGACCGCGCCGCCCTCGGCATTGGCGCCGAGGTGCCCCGTCCACGCGAAGGTGTAGAGCGCCGACGGCATCATGATGCCGGGGTTCGGATTGACGTAGGCGATGAGCACGCCGGAATCGGTCTGGGCGATGAAGTCGTAGGCCGCCGTGTCGCCTTCCTGGTTGGTCGCCTCGACGCCACCCATCACGAGCACGTTCGGCACCTTCAAGATGGCGGCGAGCTCGCTGGTATCGAACGTAGATACTTGGGTTTGGGTCCCATACTTCACGCGGTCGATGAGGTCGGCGTGGTCGACCAAAACATCCCACACCCCTTGACCGATCACGATCGTGTTCGGCCGGTAGCCGGTCGAGCGGTGGACCGCAGTGATCCCGGCGCGCATGTCCTGGATCGGACTCGAGCCCGACGCCGCGTCCCACTTGGTGCTGGGTGCGGAGTCCGTGCCAGTCGCGGTCCAGACCCCGGTCGTCATGAAGGCCGAGAAGATCTTCTCTTTCCTGATCAGCGCCTGCTGGGTCAGGTAGAGGGTCGCATCGCGGTCCATGTTGATCGGGCTGTCGGCGTTGTCGCGGATCGCCCAGGGGACGTCCTTGTGCAGCGCCCACAGCGTGCAGGAATAGGTCGGGGTGTTGTCGATGTTGTAGCCAGACCCGGCCGACTCGGCGCCATAGGCGCGCTTCTGCATGCTGTCTCGAAAGAAGTCGTCCCGCTGATAAGCAAAGTAGCGGTCCGACGCGCGCGGCACCGACACGGTCGGAGCCACCCGGCTGGCGACGAAGTTGTTCGCCGACTGGATGTAGGCGATCGAGATATTGGTGAGCGGCCGGTTGACATGGACCTGCGCGCTGGAGGGCTGGTAGGGCATCGGTCATCTCCTCCTTACGCGGTGCCGCCGGCGGTTTCGAGCGTGACCGTTACCAGTCCGCTCGTAATCGATGCGGTTTCGGCCCAGCCCGCCACTGCGTAGCCGGACACCCACGGCACCGCGACGCCGAGTGCCCCTGCCGCGAGTTTCTGACCCTTGGTGAGGGTCGCGCCGGCGGTGACCTTGGAGCGTGCCGGGGGCCGCAGCACCGGCACCGCCGCAGCGGTGGTGGCGCCCTCCTGCATCACGCCGACGGCATGGTCGCCCGCCCCGGTCAGGAGCACGCGCCCAGGGTCGCCGGCCGCCGTGTCCATCTTGACGAAGCGGTACTTGACGGCGCTGAGGTCGGCCCCAGCCACGTAGGAGGTCGGGCCGAAGCCCGGATATTCGACCGCCATCTTACATCACCTCCTGCCGGTAGCGCTCGTAAAGCTCCGGATCGCTGTCCAGCACCTTCGCGATCGCCTGCTCCGCAGTTAGCCCCGGACTGATCTTGCGGAGGTCCTTGGCCTTGGCCTCGATGTTGGCCATCACGTCGGCGCCGCCATCGCCGTCGACGAGCCCGGCATGGCCGAGCTCGCGATCGGCGAGCTTCGCGAAGGCACCGTGGCTCGAGAAGATGCGCTCCAGCGACACCAGCTCGTCGGGCTGGAGCGCCTTGGCGATCTTGCGATAGATCGGCGCAAAGTTCTCGGGCTTGAACGGCAGGCTCGGGAAGTGCTTGGCAAGGCGCTTGCTCGCCTCAACAGTCTCCTGAGCCTCTTCCTGCTTGCGCAGGCGTTCCTCGAACTCGTCGCCGCGCTTCTTCAGGTCCTGGAAAACCTGACGGGCAGCCGGCGAGAGCCCTTTGACGATCGGATCGTCCTCCTCGTCAGCGGCGGGCGCGACGCCAGGCTTGGCCTTGCGCAGCTCGTCGAGTTCCTTGCGGAGCTTGGCGGCCTCGGTCTCGGCCTCGGCACTCCGCTTAGTGAGCTTGTCGTTGGACGCGGTTAGATCGCCGAGCTGCTCCTGCAGTTCCTCGAACAGCTTCTTGGTGTCGTCATCGAGCTGGGGCATGAAGTCCTCTCCTTTGCCCATAAAGCTGCCGAGCAGCCGGTCGCGCTTGAACAAAACAACCTTGGCGTGCACGTTCGCCGGCGTATCGACGAGGCTGCCCTCGTAGATCCTGAGCCTCCTGAGCCGCTGCGCCATGGATCATCGAAACGTCTTGCGGTCGGTGGCGCCGGGCGGCGGCGACGGTGGCGCCTGCTTGGCCTGCTCGGCCACCTTAGCGTCCGCAGCGGCCTTCTCGTCCGCGGCCTTCTTCGCCGCAGCCGCGCTCGCTTCCTCGGCCTTCTTCGCCTCGCCCGTGGCCTCCTCGACCATCTTTTCGGTCGCCGCCACGGTCGGGCGCGTCCGGGAGAGATTGTCGAGCTTCTTCTCCAGGTCGTCCAAACGCTCCTCGAGCTTGTTCACGAAGTCTGCAAACCGTGGATCGCCGCCCTTGATCGGCATCAGGCCGCCTCCTGCATCTCTTCCGCGAGCGCGATCCCGCCAAGCGAGAACGCTCCGTACTCGCCGCTCTTGACCTTGGCGAAGGCCTCGGCGTCGACCTTGAAGCCCACCCACAGGCCGACCTTACCCAGGTCGATGCCGAGGGCCTGCTGCTTGGCTCTGGTGAACATCATGCACTCGACGAGACCCTCACCGATGCCAATGCGACTATGCATCTCGCCGGCGTCGCAGCCGTTCAGCACCATGTCGTAGGCTGCCTTCTCCAGCTCGGCCTCGTCGATCACGTGGCCCTGGAGGTCGACGACCTGCCGGCCATCCGCCTCGACGATGCTCAGCCAGCCGAAGACCAGGTTCTGATCCTCGTCGACCACCGGCTCGCCGGTCGCATTCTTGGCGACCGCGAACTCGAAGGTCGCCGCGGTTTCAGCCTTGTCCGAGGCCTTATGCATATCGTCCTCGTCCTCGTCCTCGTCCTCGTCCTCGTCCTCGTCCTCGTCGTTCTCGGACTTGGGCTTGGGCTTGGACTTGGGCTTCGGCTTCTTCTTCTTGCCGCCCATCGGATGATCGACGTGCACGTCGGAGCTGCTCGGCTGGGCCTTCTTGACCCAATGACCATTCTGGTCTCGATGCCAGCCGGCATTCTTCACCTCGCCCCAGGCACTGGCGAAGGCCCGCTCCTCGGACAGACCACGCTCGGTCGCGCCGTTGAATGCTTCGCGGAATACCCTCTGCGCACGCGGCGGCAAGGCCTCGCGCACGGCCGAAGGAAGATCTGCATTACGGCTGTAGGGCATGAACCACGCGATAATCACCGTTTTACCTGCTACGTCAACGATTTTCACACATTATTGCTGTATTTGACGCAGCGAGACCACGCCACTATAGAGTGCAGCGTCAGATGACGGAGCACTGCATTGTCGGATCAGTTGACCGGATGCGAGATGGTGACGTGGCGCCGGCTATCGGCCATCGTGCCCTATAGTCGACAGTACGTCTGGATCCTCGAAAAGCAGGGAAAGTTCCCCAAGCGCCTGTCGATCGGACCCAAGCGAACTGCCTGGCGGGTCGCCGACATTCAGGCTTGGCTGCGCGAGCGCGGGATTACTCGTCCGGCCGCCTAAGCTTCCTCGGCATCGGCTGCAGGCTGGCTCGGCCTGACCTCGGGCTTGGGCAGCTGTGGCCGCGGCGGCGCCACCGGCGCCTGCGATTCGCCTCCCTCGCCAATATCGCCGGCCGGCAGGCCGAGCGTCTGAAAGATGAACCTCTCGCGCACGCCGCTTGCGCTCCGCACCGGCATCCCGGCGTCGACCAGGTTCTTCACCATCGAGCTGAACTTCTCGATGTCGACGTTGCCGGGCTTGCCGTGGACAAGCTTCGCCTCGCCCGGCATCCCGTTCATCATCAGCAGCCGGGGGATCTCGCGCTCGTTGATCTCGTTGCAGATCACGTCGAGCACGTAGCTGAACGCGGTCGCGAACAGCTCGGTCTTGGTCACGCCCAGCGCGAAGGTGCCGACCCGGGAGTGGCCGAGCAGCATGAAGTCCGACAGCGCCGCCATCGCGATCTCGGCGCTGTACCTCTGCACCAGGGCGTTCGTGTCCGACTGGCGCCGCGCGCCGGTCGACAGCAGCGTCAGCTCGTAGAGCAGATTGCCCTGCTCGTCGCGCGCGCTCGGCAGGATCACGCCTTCCTGCTCGTCGCGCTTCAAGTTGCGGACCACGCGCTCCCACGTGCCGCGCTCGGCCATCCACTCCGTATCCGTCCAGTACTTCTCAGGTATTCGGAGCACCGGCAGACCGGCAAGATTGCGCTCAACCCCAATCGCTTCAAGCTCTTGCAATCGCTTTTTAAAGTACCAAGGACGATAGCAAGATCTCAACAAGGAAAGGCCTTCGGGTGACTGCTTCTTCGGGTTGAGCCGGAAGTGCAGCGACTTCTTCAGCGGGATGAATATTTCCCGATACGAAGGTGGAGGGCGCTGCACCAGGCCAAGCAGCCGGTCCTTCTCGTCGTACTTCCAATCGTCGAGGCTCTCCTGGGCGCGGATGCCGAACTCCCTCCAGCCCCAGAGGCCATCGTCGAACTTCGACGACTTTGCCGGGTCGGACTGGCGCCCCTCGCGCTTCTTCCACGTGACCTCGTGCCAGGACCAGCCATAGATCACCAGCGAGAGCGCCTCGGCGACGAAGTCGCCCCAGGTGTCCGCCATGTCCCGCAGGCAGGAGTGGACGAACTCGGACGCCTTGCGGTCCTCGGCCTTCTTCGGATCCTCGGGCTCGGCGTGCCAGTCGACGGCGGTCAGGACCGAGTTGATCGCGAACAGGAAACCGCCGATGACCGGCTCGTTCGCCGCCATCTCGGTGTAGGTGCGGATGCCGCGCTGACCTTGCAGCGCGGGCAGGAACTCCTCGAAGAGGGTGCCGCCGAACTGCTTCAGGCCCGGCCGGCCGATCGTGACGTCGGGGCGGATGCGCTGCGGGACCTGAGGGTCGAGCTTGACGACGTTCTGGTCAGCCATGGCGACGGCGATAATGCGTCAGGGGCTCGTGGAACGCAAGCAATGCTAGGCACGGGAAAAAGAAAGAGACGCCGTTCCAGGCGTCTCAATTTTCTGGAGGGAACACCATAACGCTTACACGCCTATCGTGCCCTACCTCGAAACCGGTGTCAAATCCTCTACCCTAACTCGGCGAACGGGCTCTGGCGCTCGTAGGAGATCGGGCTGATCCGAGGGATCTCCCGGCCGAGCGTGCTGCCCTCGGTCATCGTCAACATCAGCGCATCGGCCAGGTCGGGCGACGGGATCCCGCGGCTCCTGAGATCGGTCTTGGCCTCGATCTGGATCTTGCCGCTGGTCGTCGGCCACCAGGTGAGCTGGGAAAGTTGAGCGATCAAGCTCGGGTCGTCGGGCAGCGCCAGCAGGTCCTCCAGCGGGTGCTCGGCACCGATCTCGCGATCGCCCTCGAGCCACATGACGTGCTCCCAGGTCTTCATCAGCCGATCGCGCAGGATCCACCACAGCTCGGCGCGCACGTTCTGGAACTTCTCGGCCGAGGTCTTGCCGTCGGGCCACTTCCGCCGCTTGTCGCACGGCAGGCCGACATTGATCCCGTTGATCTTGAGATCCTTGGTGTTGAAGCCCTTGAGCGCCCCGGTCACGCCGGCCCCGATCCCGATCGGATCGTAGTTCAAGATCTTCGCGCCGACCTTGGCGGCCTCCTCGACCAGCCGGAACGCAGTCATCGTCGTGTTGGCGTCGTTCCAGTCGATCGGGGCCCTCACCACCGGCCCGGCGCGCGCGATGAACACCGACTTGCCGCGGCCGCCGCCGCCGATGTCGCCGCCGGCGACGACGAAGGCCGATGGCTCGATGTCCACCAGCTCGCGCAGCCGCAGGCCGGCCTGCGCCCAGGCCGGCTGGATCACCAGGCCTTCCATGCTGATCTTGCGGTCGCGCTCGTACTCGCGGGCGAAGATCATAGGCCCGAGCTCGGCGCGGCGGCGCACGGCCCATTCACGGGTCTTGCGCGGGTCGTCGCGCCAGTCGAGCTCGAACAGGGGCCACACGTCGGGCCGGTCGCAGCGCTGGTCGAACGGATCGCCGGGGCGGCCGGGCGTGCTCACGTCGACCTCGACGTCGGTCGTGGCGCTGACCGCGGCGAACACGTTGGAGAGGCGCTCGACCTTGGCGGTCTCGTCGATGAAGAACAGGCTCGATCGGCCGCCGCGGCCCATCTCGTCGCCGCTCTCACCCTTGATCACTGCCTTGGTGTCGGGGTTGGTGATCATCATCACCTGGCTGTGGCGGTTGACGTCGTAGCGCCGTGGCAGCAGCCAGACCGGCAGGCGCGAGAGGATGTATCTCGCTTTGGGCAAAATCGCATCCATGTCGCCGAGCCGGTCGACCAGGTTCTCACGGCGCGACCCGAAGGTCGTCACGTAGCCCTCGTGGAAGACCCAGCGGTGGACCGCGAACGCGACGCACAGCCAGGTCACCCCGGTGTCGCGGCCCTTGCAGACCACGCCCGAGGTCTTGGTCGCCTCGCGCTCCTCGAGGAAGCGCAGGAGGCCGACCTGCTTCGGGAACGGCAGAAACGGCATGAACTTGTCCGTGGCCATCGAGCGCGGGTCGAAGGTCCAGACCCAGTTCCTGACGAAGCGCACCACGTCGCGGCGGCAGGCCTCGAGCTCGAGGGCGCGAAGATCATTGTCGCGGGCGCAGTCGCGCCACAGGCGCTCGCGCTCGGCCTCGGCGAGGAGGCGCTGGCGCTCGAAGAGGAGGGGAGCGTCGTCTGTCATCCCTCGTCAGATAACAGACGCAGGGCGTGATTGGCTACTTCCGTAGCCGATCTTCACGGCGAAAGCGGTTGAGCACGCCTGCCGCTCGCGCGCCGTCGTCAGTGACGTGGTAGAGCTGGAGCGGCGAGGTTTCCTGGTTAATCAGCCGGCCACGGACCATGTAGCCGCACTCGACCAGCGGCTCGCAGGTTTCGTCGCAGCCCGCGACGTGGTTCCGGTAGCTCCAGCGCCGCACCTGAGACAGCCCGAGCGCGTGGAGGATCATGCGCTTGCCGCGCTCGCTCAGCGTGAGCGGCGGCATCGCTAGCGCGAAGGCCGAGCACGCTTGGCCATCGCGGAGCGGGTTCTGCTTCCATGGTGGCCCGTTGAAGCCGGAACGGCCGGCTGCCTCCGCAGCGGCGATCTCCCGTCGCGTCTCGCGACGGATGCGGCTCAGGTCGTGCTCGTTCATGCCGCCGCCACCGTCGGATCGAGCGCCATGATCTCTCTGGCGAGATCCCTCGCCATCGTCCTGACCGCCTCGTTGTTCGTGACCATCGCCCGATGCTCGCAGATTTCGGCGGCCTTTCTGAGAGCCAGACGCGCCGACTGCTCAAGCATGGACGCCTCTGGATCGACGTTCTCAATCTGCCGCACGTCGATCATTTCCATGATCTTCCAGACCGGCAGGTAGATCGGCCACGACTTGTCGCTTACGCCGTCCAGATGCAGCCACACGATATCGCCGTCGCACTCCAGCATGGACACCGACTCCGGATTCACGAACAGAGGCCCTTGCGCTGAAGGCAGACTGACGAGCCTCATTGCGCCTCCCTCTCATCCAACGCCGTCCTGATCACCGTCCCCGGCAGCCAGATCCGGTCGGCGAACGCAACCCGCGTGCGCCCCTGCGGCACGGGCGACGGCCAGTCGACCTTCAGCTCGAACGCCTGGCCGCTCGGCGCCACGAGCCGTCTGCGTCCTGAACCAGCAGATTGAGATCGACGTTGACCATCGAACTCTTCCCTAGCTGCCTAGCCCTGTGCTGTCAAGGGGCATTGACAGCAGCGTCCCCGGAGCCTATCGTGGCGCGGTCGCCATGGGAGACAGACGATGCAGTACGTCACGGGTCAGGCTCTCGCGCTCGCCGCTGCGGCGGTCGTCGCGCTCTCTCTGATCCTGATCGCATGGGCAGGGAGCGACGGGCGCTGCGCCCAGGGTGCCTGGGACGACCTCCTCTGCTTCGTCGCGGAGTCCGACAACCGCCTGCGCTGAGCGGTCAGAACTGGAGCTTCGCCGCCGCGATCTGGTTCAGCGCGAAGGTCTTCCGGGTCGAGTTCTTCTTGGCGACGTCGCGGCACCAGTTGCTGGTCAGCGTCGAGGTGGTGAGCGCGGCGCGCGCCCAGCGCCCCATCACCTTCTTCTGCACCGTGCCCCAGGATTGACTTTGGATCAGGCGAGCCATCGCGTAGCGCGCGATGTAGCGTTCGCTGCGCTTCACCCCGCTGAACGTGTAGTAGGTCGTCGTCCGGCTGTAGGCGATCGGCTTCTTCTTCGCGGTGTTGAACGCCCGCGTCAGGTTGACCTGGGTCAGCGCGGCGTCGCGCCGGCCACGGAACAGCGGGCCGATCTGCTGGCAGGCCAGGTTGTAGAGGCGGGTCTTCTCGGCGGCATACAGGTCCGGCGGCAGCTGCGGGATGCTGGTGCACGCCACGCGGGCCCGAGCGAACCCCTGGATCGTCTCGGTCACCAGGTGGCTCTTGATCGTCAGCATGAAGACGCCGAGCAGCTGCCTGTCCCGGGTCGTCAGCGTCTGATTGCGGACCACCTTGACGACCCACGGCTTCAGGTTCGGGGGCGAGCTGCTCGGAAACAGGATGTTCTCGCCCGAGGAGTCCCGCATCATGCGGTTGGCGTCCGAGCCGGTATAGTTGACCGGCGAGCCCAGGTCGTCGGTCCCTGCGCTGCCGCGCAGGTCGCTGCCGAGATCGCGCAGGGTCCGCTCGTTGATCTCGTCCTGGATGATGTTGGTCCGGTCCGTGTTCGACAGGAACTGCAGGTTGGTGGGGCCGAAGTACGCCCCGACGATGGCGCCCGGCAGGCCGCCCATCGCGAAGCCCGCGAGCGCGCCGGCGAACATGGCGCCGATCGTGGCGAGATCCTGGGACCACTCGCTGAACGACTGCGAGCCCGAGTCCTGGACCTGGCTGCCCGCTACGGTGCCGTCGGGGTTGAGCCCGGAGATGCTCGGCTGCGAGTTCGGCGACGCGGTGATGCCCATGGCCCTACTCCTGAACGACGACGCGCATCTGGTCGCCGGCCACCGGATTGGTCGCGCCGCCGAACAGGTAGCGCAGCCGCGGCGGGTCGTCCTGGAACGACAGGGCCCCGGTCGGCTGCGTGGTCTTGAGCGTGCCGTTGACGTCGCGCACCGGCATGAACGCGAACCGGCCGTCGGGGTCCTTCAGGACCAGGAAGCTCACCTCGCCCGCATCGACGTCGCGCGCGGTCACGTCGTGGTACAACATCCGGCACGGCCCGAACCCCGGCGCGTGGCACTGCCCGAGATCCTCGACCAGCACGGTCCCCGAGCTCGAGGCGACCGAAATGGTGCCTTCCAGCTCGCCGCAGCTGCGGGCGTAGACCAGCACCGAGACGCCATTAGCCAGCACGACGGCGCCCACGCTCGGCGTGGTCGTGCCCGCCTCCTCGTCCTCGCGGCTATCCTCGTTGACCGCGTCGGCGAAGCTCGCCGCGCTCTGGGCCGCCGACGCGCCGTTGGTCCACTGGCCGAGCGTCGCATCAGGCGTGTCGACCTCCGCATAGACCCAGGCCACCGGATCGGGCGCGGTCGGCGCGGCGACCTCCTCGTCTTCGGTCTCGCCTTCGACCTCGCCCGGCACGAAGATGTCCGGCATCGACAGCGTGATCGTCATCCCCGCGGTCGCCGTGCCCGTGAAGTGCACGGTGGCGGTCGCCGGCTGCCCGGGATCGCCGAGCACGACCGGGCGCTCCTGCTCCAGCCGATTGATGTAGTCGACGATCTGCTCGACGTCGCTCAGCAGCGCCAGCGGGCCGGTCGGGCCCCACTGGCCGCGCTCCGGCCGCCGTTCATCCTGCATGATCAGCATGGCGCTACCTCGCTCGTTCGTGGCCGAGCGTATTTATCGTTGAAACC